GGACAGGTGCATGACTGGGCCCGATACCGCAGTCGTGAAGTGCAAGTGTCGCAGTAGTGCAAGGCGAAACCCCTGAAGGGGGGTCTGGCCGGGCGGTTCCCGGTCACTGATGAGCCAACCAAGGAGCACGCATGGACGGATACAGCATCACCCCCGAGTACAGCGTCGAGGAGCTGGCCGAGCTCCTGGCCGAGCTGGAACTCACGGAGCGGAGAAGGGTCCTGGAGCTGGCCGACAAGATCGCGGCATCGCACTACGAGTGACAAGGCGAAACGCCCTCGGGCGTCTGGCGGGTTGGTAACCCGTCACTGATGAGCCAACCCCCCACGTTGTCCATACAGTCCGAGGCTGAGAGGCCACACATGCAGATCACCATGCTCAACCAGGTCGTACGTTCCCTCCGGGGATACCGCGACTGCTGCAACTGGGAGGTCGCTTTCTTCAGGCGGTAACGCCTGAGCGGGGCACTGCAACACCTCACATGCGGCTCCCGGAGAGACCGGCCGGGACGGTGTGAACTTCGTGCGAAACACCTGACCAACTGCCCTCAGCGGGTCAGGTGTCGGCCCAGGGCGGTGCCTGGGTCCTGATGAGCAGCCACTCATACCGAGAGACGAGAGAGACCATGATCCAGATCAAGGCAGACACCCAGACCCGCGAGCAGTACGTCCGGAACATCATCGACACGTGGCTGGCCGCGACTTCCGAGCAGGAGGTACAGGGTCGCCTGTGGTACATCAACGCACACGACCTGGCCGACATGATGACGGAAGGGGACGTGCGGATGGGCGCCGGCCTCCTGGCAGCGCTGTCCCCTCAGACCTCCTGGCCCTTGAACGTCGAGCTCGCGACGAATGCGTACGAGACGGGGCGCCCGTCCGGACACCTGGGTGACGCCCTGGCCAAGGCCGCGAAGATCCTCGCGGGTGCCGACCCGACCGAGGTGCTGCCCATGGACCGCAAGACCGGCCACTTCTACCGCTGCATCCTCGACCCGCAGGACGCGGACGCTGTCTGCATCGACAGGCACGCCCACGACATCGCGGTGGGGGAGGAGTACGGCGCCCGTGACCGGGGCCTGGGTGCCAAGGGACGGTACGCCCTGATCGCCCACTGCTACCGCGAGGCGGCCCAGCGCCTGGACGAACTGCCCTCGGTGATACAGGCGGTGACCTGGGTGGTGTGGCGTGACCGTCTGGTCGGGACGTCCACGAGGGGAACCGCGTTCGCTACTGCGGCATGACTGTGCAAGTGTGACTCACGAAGCCGAAACCCCAGGAAGGGGTCGGGTGGGGCGGATCTCCACTCCTGAAGATGGCAACCAGTGTGAAGGTGTGACAGCGATGATCCCGACGAACGCAGTGCGGTGCCAGGTCGACAACGGCCCGATGATCTACCCGGCCAAGCCCGGCCTCTCCTACAAGTGCGAGACCTGCGGGGGCGGGCTGAAGCCCGGACAGGACCCCGAGCCTGGCCTGTACTGGGGCGAGAGCTACGGATACCTGGCCCTGTTCGAGATCGACGAGGACGAGCGCGACACCGAGGAAGAGATCAGCGATCTGTACTCCGCGCTCGGCACCTTCGCGAGCATCCTCGGTGACCCGATGACGGCGTCGGGAGTGGGCGGTCACTTCACCTGCTCCGAGGCGGACGAGCTGGTCCGTGCGCTGATGGTCGGTGATCACAAGCGCGCGGCGATGACCTTCCTGGAGGGCCATGCGCACGGTGACCACGACGTGGACGACGTGCACGGAGACCTCCTCGACTACGAGGCGTACGTCCTGGAGCTCGCCGGGCAGCCGGTACCCGAGCTGATCGAGGGGTCCGAGCCCAAGGCGGCCGAGCCCAAGGCGGACGAGTTCGTGATCGTGACGACCGAGGAACTGATCGCACTCATCGGTCTGTGACCTGGCGAAACCCCTTCGGGGGTCCGGGGTGGGTGGCATCCCCCCGCTGATGAGCCTGCCGCACATGCAAGGAGAACCACAGTGACCCCCAAGTTCCGCACCCACGACCTGAACGTCCGCGACTCGAAGCGCAAGGACAAGGCGACCACGCTGGCCCGCAAGCACGTCCGCAACAACAAGTACGAGGGCAACGAGACCGTCGTCAGCATCGCCATCAACGCCTGAGAACGGGGAGTCACACAGTGCCCAGCACCGACGAGCTCAAGAAGTACCTGACCGACGAGCGTGCGCAGGACGTCATCGACATCGCCTCCTACGGAGGGATCACCTACTGGGCCACGGAGCCGACCGACGAGGAGTTCGCCGGCCTGCCCGAGGGCAAGACGTGGACGATCACCGAGGGCACGGCGCCGCATCCGATCTTCGCCTTCGACGATGTGCGTGAGGTCGAGGGAGTCCACTACCTGAGCGCCGACGACATCCGCGGGGCGTACGCCAAGCTGCTCGACATCGACCAGCGGTACGTGAACCGCGAGTACCACGGCTACATCATCGAGTCGTGGATGGACCGGGACGACAAGCAGGGCATCGACGCGGGGCACATCGACGCGGGCACGGCCGACATCATCGTCCAGCTCGCAGCACTGGGGGAGATTCGCTACGGCTGAGGGGAGTGTGCAACCTGCGCACCTGTGATACTGTCACTACATCAAGGCGAAACCACTCGGGGGAGTGGTCGGGGGGAGTGGATCTCCCCTCCTGATGAGCCAACCGAGTGTGAAGGTGTGACCGATGGATGTAATCGAGAAGATCGAGGGATACGGGCCGACGGTCCTGGTCCGCCTCGCCGAGTGCGGCGAGCCCGACTCGCACGTAAGTCCCGGCGCCGACTTCCTGGCCCACGTACGGGACAAGGTGATCGACCTGGTCGAACGCTACGGGGGAGGGGAGAGAGGTCGGCGCGCTGACGTGATCGCCCGCCACCGAGAGTCCATCCAGGGCCAGGCCGCCTGGAATGCCAAGAGCTCCGACCCCGACGACAAGTGGCGCCAGTTCGTAGAGCTCCGTGCCTATGAGGAGAAGATCGCCGACTTCGGCACACCCAAGAACAACACGCTCGAAGGGCGCGCGGACCTGGCGCTCTTCTTCATCGGCTTCCGCCTGGCGAGCAAGCTCGTCAACGAGATCGAGGAGGGCTCCAAGTGAGCCGCATGGGAGACCTGGTCATCGACCTGATGAGCTACGAGGCGGGGGAGCTGGACGACAGCGAGACGCTGGAGCTCTTCGCCCTGCTGATCAAGAGCGGGATGTGCTGGAAGCTCGGCCGCCACTACTGGGATGCGGGCAGCAGGATGATCGACGCTCGCCTGATCACCGAGGAGGGCGTCATCCTCCCGGAGTTGGTCCCGGCATGAGCGAGATGCCCCGGCAGTTGAGTGCACGGGTCGACAAGGAGCTGGCCCGCAACCTGCAAGACCTGGCCCCGACCGGCCTGAGCAACAGCGACATCGTGAAGCAGGCGGTCGCACTGTTCGCCACCGTCTACCGAGTCGCCGTCGAGAACGGCGTAGCTGAACCGCATGAGATCCCCGAGCTGACCGCCTACCGGTACAAGCTCCCGCCCAAGCCCCAGCCGCCCCGCACGGGGGCGATCACCCTGAAGGAGACACCCCATGAAGACCGCAGCCCGATACGCCCTGAGCTTCCTCGCCCTCGCCCTGCTGGGCTCCCTGACTTGGACCTCGCCGGCCTCCGCCTCGGACGCCAAGCCCGTGACCGCCAAGGTGAAGTACGTCCCGGTGTTCCACATCCCGAGCAAGCCGTGCGCTGACGACAGCGACGACCGGAACTGCTACTGGGACGCGGCCAAGAGAGGGAACGGCAAGGGGTACTCGTACTACGTCGACCGCGCTGGCAACGTGACGTACCTGAACCCGAAGCTGAACGACCCGGCCAAGCGCAAGGCGTGGGCCAAGAAGAACAAGGCCGCCCAGCGTGAGTACTGGGGCACCGTGTGGGGACACCGCCTGTGCTGGGCCAAGGTCGGCGACACCTCGTACATCTCCTGCTTCGACGGGTACCGCGAGACGTCCTGAGTGTGCATGTGTGACAAGCCGAAACCCCTTCGGGGGTCGGGGTGGGGTGGTGCCCACCTCCTGAAGATGGCAGCCACGGTGAGAGGAGCACGACAGTGCAGAAGCGCAGCCGCATCGGTAAGAACGAGGTCTCGGGTCTCGGCAAGCTGTACCTCCAGGGCGGGCAGGCCCTGAAGCGTGACGACCTGGGCCTCACCAACGCGGAGTACGCGGTGTTCGCCAAGCTGGCCTGGTTCGGGCTGGCGAGGCGTGAGCATGAGCAGAGGTGGTCGATCACCGACCTGGGCATCGGCTTCGTCGAAGGCAGGACGCGCGTCGCCTCCATCGCGCTCACCCTGGACCGTGAGTTCGTGGGCCTGGAGGGCGAGCTCGTCACGGCGGGCGACCTGAACGAGTCCTTCCAGTTCGCGGTCGCCTGATGTCGCGAGAGCGCTCCGGCTGGGAGTACATCCACGGTGTCCCGCGGTGGGCGCCGACCGTCGAGACCGCGATCTCCGAGCTGACGTACGACAAGTACGGCCAGGAGTACACGGAGTCGGTGGCCAAGCTGATGGACATCGCACGAGCGGCACAGCGTGACTGCGCCGACCGACTGACTGATGCCGGGCACGCCGAGGCGGCGGCCCTGATCTACCCCGACTACCCCGAGGAGAACGAGCAGTGAAGGTTGCCATCACGATCACGGTGGACGTCAAGGACCCGGCCGAGTGGACGCGAGCGTTCGGCATGGAGGGAGCGCCGGCCATCCGGCAGGACGTGAAGCAGTACGTGGGCGAGGCAGTGCGGGGCCTGCGTGTGTGGGAAGAGGCCGAGGCGGAGGTGAACTGGAAGTGACCGACCTGATCGTCGGGCTGAGCGGTTACGCGAGGTCCGGGAAGAACGAGGCGGCGAACGCCCTGGTCGAACGAGGCTGGAGGCAGGCGGCCTACGCTGACAAGCTGCGTGACTTCCTCTACGCGGTGAACCCCCTGATCCCTGGGCACTACGGTGCCGGGAGCCTGCGCCTGCGAAGGCTGGTCGACCAGACCGGATGGGACTACGCGAAGACGGCGTACCCCGAGGTCCGGTCCCTGCTCCAGCGCACCGGTACAGAGGCTGGCCGACGCGTGCTCGGCGATGACGTGTGGGTGGAGGCCCTGTTCGCCTCGCACCGTGACGCGCCTGGCCTGGTCGTCACTGACGTGCGCTTCCCGAACGAGGCGGAAGCCATCGCCAAGCGGAACGGCGTGATGATCCGGGTGGAGAGGCCGGGCGTGGGCCCGACCAAGGACAAGTACGGACGGGCGCACATCAGCGAGACCGCGCTCGACGACTGGCCCTTCGACCACGTCCTGATCAACGACGGGTCGGTGAGTGACCTGCACGCCAAGCTGCACGGCGTCGCCGAACTTGTGCAAGTGTGAGCGTGTGATACTGTGACAGTGTCAACGCCGAGAGAGCTCGACGCACTGCCTGATGGCACGGAGATCGAGCTCTTGGACAAGCGAGGCACCCGCCGAGTGAAGGTGGGAGGCCACTGGCGAGCCGAAGGTAGAGCCGCCACCCAGAACGTCTACGTCTACGTCAACGTGCGCCGATACGGCGCGGTCATCAAACAGGAGGAGGACGAGAGTTGAGGATCACCCCCCGAGCTCACGAGATCAAGAAGGTGGTCGACATCCTTGAAGACCCCACCTTCGACAGCCCGGAGCAACTGGCCAAGGCTGTGATCAAGGAGGTGG